CTCAAAGTTGCTTGGGCTGGCCAGTTGGTAACATCACTCCAACTAGTAGTGTTTGGCCGACTCTTTCTCCTGATGATGAACAGGAGCTCTGGGGACTGGGCTCTACGGCGATTAGCCGTGTTGCCCCTGTTGTCCCAAAGGCCGGTCTTTCTGTCTTCCTTGGGGAACTCCGTGAGGGGATCCCTAGGTTGGCCAGAAAATTTTACGATTTAGAGAGTAGTGCCAATTCAGTATCTGGCAACTATCTCGCTTATCAGTTCGGCGCGAAGCCCTTTATTAAGGACATCAAGTCGATCACGGGAACCATATTGAATATGGACCGTGAACTCGCTAAGCTGGAAAACCAGTCAGGCGATTTACTGCATCGTAAATACTCGTTCGAAGACACCAGTTCGGAGCAGTTTGTAAGCGCCTCGACCGTGAATGCATGGCCGGGTGCGCCGTCAAACGTCCATCCTGGTACAGGATTGAGGACCGAGTATCTCCTTACAAAGGAGAAGACTTGGTTTACGGGAGCCTTTAGTTTTTGGTTCCCGCACGTTAGGCAAGGTCTTGATGAACTTAAGACCTACCTTGACGTGTTGGGTGCCGGCGTGAACGTCGACACCCTATATAACCTCACTCCATATAGTTGGCTTGCTGATTGGTTCGGAAACTTCGGAGATGTGTTATTCAATCTCAGTTACCTCCAGACCAATTCTCAAGTAGTCAATTATGGCTACTTAATGAGACAGTCTACTGTCACCCGCCGTTTTGAATGGCAAGGTGGCACTACGGCTGCAGGGCGGTTTTCGTCGCAAGACTTTACCGTCGAACGCAAAATGCGTATCAAAGCCAGTCCTTTTGGTTTTGGGCTTACTGACAAGGATTTAACTCCTTTTCAGTGGTCCATCTTGGCTGCCCTCGGAATTCAGTGGGCAACCTAGCACCATCATATGGTGTGCACCACGTCAGGGGGCGGGGACTTCCCGCTTCTTGGTGAAAATTCAATACTAATTGAATATCCCTGAAAGAGTGATGCTTTATGACATTCGG